AGAGAATATTTAGAATCATTACCTGAAGATGAAAGAGAAACAGCAGGAATTCATACTTGTGATAAATGTTGTAGTAGCAAGCATACAATAGAATGTGAAGAGGAAGAAGATGGTTCTCTAACTCTAAGCATTCCTGATGATTTAGTACAGGAGATAGTACAATCATTTATAGAAAATGCATTGTATGAACTTGCCAAAGAAAATCAAAAGTTGAGTAAGGAAATAAAATGACAGTTAAAGAGCTTAAACAAGACCTAAAGGGATATAAAAACGACATGCCAATAGCATTCACATTATGGGTGCCAGATGATGTACTCTATTATGCAAGTGAAGATATGGAGATAAAGATAACAAAAGAAGAAGCTGAAGAAGTAATTAGAAATATACATCATCATGCAGATTGTGACTTAGGTATATCCTGGACCACCATAGAATGTGGTATAGATGATATGTTATATAATAGAAAGGAAATAGAATTAAAAAAGGAGTAAAATGATTAAAGAATTTGCATTTGGATTAGCAAATCGACATCATTTTGGAAACGTACACGATATTGAGAAATGGGCTGGTATGGCACAAGATACTTACATGTCCCTATGGGATTATGATAATCATGTAATTGATTACGTTAAACAGAAAAGTACTCTTGCATCATATGATGGAATGCTTTATATGCCTGATGAATTTATTCTTGATATAGATGGTAAGAATCCAGAAAATGCTCGACAAAAAACAATTGGTTTAGGTATTTTATTAAATGATTTATGTGTTCCATATCAGGTTTACTTCTCTGGAACTGGATTTCATTTAGGCATACCTGGATCTGCGTTTAGATGGAAACCAGCACCTAATCTTCACTTAATGGTGAAAGATGAAATGATGGCTAAAGGTATTTATGAATATGCAGATGTATCTGTATCTGATAAAACCAGACTTATAAGAGTAGTTAATACTCTTAATCAAAAATCTAATCTATGGAAAATTCCTCTGTTGCAAAAGGAATTACATAGTAAAATAACTATGATACAAGAATTAGCAAAGTCTAAACGTTCTACTTATGAATGGCAGACATTAGAATGTGAACCTGTATTTGATGTACTTAAACGTAAAACTATAGCAAGTGATAAAACATTTGAAGCTGTAACTCTTGGTAGAAATCCTGATCCCGTATGGTATCCTTGTATTCAAACTATGATGTCAGGTGCTGGTCAAGGATCAAGACATCAAATAGCTTTACGTATAGCTGCATTTCTTAGATGGAGATATCCAGAACATATAGTTAGATTAATTATGGAAGACTGGAGAAAACGTGTTGATTTAGATACTGCTATGTATTCATTTAATAAGAAAGAAATGGATAAAATAGTAACTGATTGCTATGAAGGACATAAAGGTAATGGCTATAATTATGGCTGTACTGATGTTCATATGGATAATCATTGTGAGTCTACATGTGTACTTTACAAGACTAAGAAGTCTCAACATATGATGGATGCTAAAGCTATGGAGAAAGAACTTGTTGATTTCTTCACAAGAGATTTAGATCCTATAAATATAGGTAAATTATATGGTCAAGATTTTCCTATATATCCTGGTGAAGTTGTTATCTTACAAGCACCACCTAAGTCTATGAAAACCATGCTCTTACAAAGCTGGATACATAAACTTAAACGTCCAACTTATTTCATTGAAATGGAAATGTCACCACGTCAAATGTGGATGCGTTTTGTTATGATGGAAAAAGGTTGGGATGAGGATGAACTTAAAGCTCATTATAAACAATATGCTAATGGAATTTCTCAGAACTTTGATTGGCTTACTATAGATTATAATAGTTGTTATTCTCATGAACTTAATAAACGTATTATGATGTTACCATACAAACCAGAGATAGTAGTTGTAGATCATATGGGTTTATTCAAATCTCAAAAACATGATAATAATATGAAAGTTGAAGAAGTATCTCAAGCCTTAATGGAAATTGCGATTCATAATAATGTAGTAGTATTTGCAGTATCTGAAATAACAAAGCAAGCATTTCATGAAGGTATGGATATAACTTCAGCTAAAGGATCATTTCGTATCGGTTATAATGCTAATAAAGTATTATCATTAACACCATATAAAGATGAGAACAATCTCATTAAATCATTAAAGGTTGTATGTACAGCCAACAGAGAAAGAGAAACTCTTAATCTTGAATTAAATGTTAATGGTACGGATATAAGATGATACAAATTACAAAATGGCTAAATCCTGAAGATGAAACTTGGTTTAAAGGAACATATATTACCAATCTTGAATGGCTAATGATTGAAAAAGAACACATTGCCAATCTTACTGGTAAGATTACAACCATAAGAACCAATGCAGAAGGAGCTAAAGCTATATTTAGAAAGAGAATCAAATGAATACTGATAAAATAACAGAACATGAAGATTGGAAAGATGGAATGAATCAATTCAGACTTAGAATGTATCAAGATCTTGAAGAGATTTTCAAACAGTTAGAAAAAATAAAACAAAAAATAAAAGGAGAAACTCCATGAACCCTTATTTACCAATAAGAAAAGTACCGTTAGATTATAATGGTATATCATCATCTGCTTATGCAGTTCAAATGCAACATTCAGCCACAGAAGACACTCTAAGTGCTGAATGGAAAGAAGCAGGTGTAGTAGGACATAGTTATCTATTAGTAGATAATGACAGTGTAAGAAAAGCTGCAAATCAAGTAGCAGAAGAATGTAAACTTCAGTTCACTCATGATAAAACGTTCTTTAACGGCCGTAGTTATGCCTATTCAATGATATCTGACCATGTTGCAGGTGAAGTATCACAAGGTGACGATGTGGCCTTAGGCATGCAATTTTGGAACAGTTATGATGGTTCTAAAGCATTTGGCTTTGCTATGATGTTATATCGTCTTGTATGTACTAATGGAATGATAAGTAAAGATCATTTTAATACATATAGATTTAAACATCAACCATCCAATGAAAATTGGGAAGAAAGTCTTGAACAAGTAGTAACTAATATCAACAATTTAGTTAATGGATCTCAAGGTTTAGATAACCTTTTAAAGAATCTAAGGGCTCTTAGTAATTTAGAAATTACTACTGATGAATTAGGTAGACTTAGACATAACTATATTAAAGATATTCCAGTACAGTTATGGGGCAAGATGGTAGATCTCTATACAGATCCTCACAATCATATCCCTCATAATGGATGGACATTACTTAATACAGCTACTGATTTATTGTGGCATAAAGAAAATCCTACTGTTGCTAGTTATGGACAAAATTCTACTATAGTAGATGGACTATGTCGGGCAGTCGCTTAAAAACATTAGGTGAAATGTTTAAACGTGTTCTCCTTGAGAATAACGAACTCCGTAAAAAAGTTCGTATTCTTGAGGAGATACTTCGTTCTTACTTACCAATTTTAACAAGGAGAAAAAAATGATATACAAAGAATTTAATGAAGAAAGTCATGCTGTTAATGATAAACCTGCAAAAGATTTAGTAATCAATTTTCTTAAATCAAAGGGGTTAGATGCAATGGAAAATCCTGATAAATATGGTATAGATATTGTAGTTCCTCGTTATGAAGTTGAAAGACGTGAGATATGGATAGATAAATTTCCATTTAAAACTGTACATATACCAGCAAGAAAAGAAAAGTTTTTAAAGCATAGCATAGTATATGTAGTGGTTAATAAAGACTTTGATAAAATAATGTTTTGTAGATCAGAAGTCATTAGGCAATATGATTTAATAGAAGTTCCCAATAAATCAGTACCAGAAGGTGAATATTTTTATGATGTTCCTATTGAAAAATGGCGTATTTATAATATAGGAGAAAACAATGAACATGAATCTTAGAATACTTGACTTAATAGGAAAGCGTCTTGCTAAAGGTAAGAAGAGATATGGTAAAGAGAATATTTCCTCAGATGGTAGGAATTTTCTTCAGGAATCTCTTGAAGAAGCACTTGATTGTGCTGTATATTTAGCAGCTCATTTGATTGAAACTATGGATAGGTATGATTATGAACCTACTACTGCTGATGAACATAATAAAGATCTTCCAGAATATGAATGTACTGGAGATGAGTGTATTTAAGAAGTAGGTTCTGGTGCTTTCCTCTAACCAATTAGCATTAGCGGAAACTGGGGATGGTCGCTATAATAAAAGCATCCCCTGTAAATTATGTATGGAATAAATGCAAAGTTATCTAAATTACATTTTACTTGCTTTATGTGCCACACCACAAAAGCACAAGATGTATATATCTGGGGTAACTTTGCTATTCCACCTGAACATCCTTATAAAGAACAAAGGATTTGCAAAAAGTGTGCTGTAAGAGAGCACGGGAAACGTACTAAACTAGATAACATTATAGATGAAAGGACAGAAAGATGGCTAAAAAATCAGAAGTAAAAGAAAAATATGCAGGACCTAAAGGATCAATGCCCGGCATGAAAATTAAAACACCATTACCTAAAAAGGAAACTTCTACAGGTCTTGCTAAAGATACTCAGTTTTTAGGAGAAGCATTGGTAAGGGAAACTAATAGAATTAATGAATTAGAACTTTCTATAGAATCTTTACGTCAAGATATTAAAAGAGTTATGGGAAGGATGGGTCTATAATGGAAGGTGATTCATTAGTACTCAATTTTGAAATAGCTTTAGAAAAAATTGATACCTTGACTAAGCAAAATAATGACTTACTAGATACAATAGATCAATTAGAAATTCAATTAAAAGAAGTTACATTGGAATTAAAAAATAAAGTAGTAAAGCCTCTCACCATAGAAGATACACGTAATAAAAGATTTGATACTGTAAATAAAGAGGCTGATGCTGCTATGAAACGATTCACTAATAAATTAAAAAAGGAGCTTAATAAAAATGGCAAGTCCAAGCAAGGCGAAGGGCAACCGGTTTGAAAGAGAAATAGTTAATACAGTTCTGAGTTCAGGATTTAATAAATGTAAACGTGCATGGGGTAGCAATGGTGCTGCTTTAGGTATGCATGAAGAAGTTGATGTCCTGTTAGGTGATGACTTTAAAATTCAGGCTAAATGTAGAAAGAAATTAGCATCATTTCTTGTGCCTACTGAACATGTAGATGCTGTAGTATGTAAGCAAGATAGAGGTGAGACTTTGATCATTATGAGATTTGATGATTGGTTGGAAGAAAGATTCATTTGTTCAATGCCGGAGGATAGATAGTGGAATTTGGAAACAAATATCTTGGTGGTGATTTTAGCAAAGATTATGTTAGTATGTTTATATTTCCTATAGGATTAGAATTTTTTGCTTATAATGAGGATTTAGAAGTAAGTCTTACTATATGGCCTATTCAGCTAACATTCTGTATCGGAAAGAACAGGAGTCTGTTTAGGAACTAAGAAGAATAGCGTAGGTAATAACCTATCTCCATTACCTACGCATACCTTCAAGAACTGCTAATGCTCTTTCAGCACCAGTTTGTCTCTTTTTCTGTTTCTTTTTCTTCTTTCCAAACATAAATTCATGACCACGTTTAGTCCATTTATTTGGATATAGCTTTAACCAGTGTGTAACAAGATCCCTTCCTCTACCAGACTTAATAGTTGGATAAAATTTATTCTTAATCATTCCCCATGCAGTAGAGAATTGATAAGCAGTGTATAAATCAGTAAGTTTATCACTATCATCAGAGAAATCTACATTTCCAAAGAGTATCTTATTCAAATCACTATGATCTATATCTATAATTTCTTGAGAAACAGCTATATATTTTAGAAATCCTAAAGTTGGACCTGTAAATTCAGACATAAGACCAAAAGTTCCTTTATCTGGATTATCATATTCAGCTACATCATCAATAACACGCTGTATACGCTCTACACTTTCATTTTCAATTATATTAGTAAAATCTATATTAGTCATAGCTGATGCTATTGCAATACCAAGTGATACACCAGCATAACGCATAGCATATTGTATTTCCTCTGATTCAAGTCCTTGTTTGGCAAGTATAGCTTTATGAATACCCTTTAAATTCTCATAATGAGTTGCAGCTAATGACATAGGATAATGTAGCAAGTGAAAGGCTACTTCAGAACCAGCTCCAGTCCAATCTCCACTCTGCCTTCTTACAATCTTCCCACCAGCATCTTTTTCAGTACCCTTAATTTCATCAATAGTCCTCCACTCACCACGAACCATTTTTGACTTAGCATGAGCTGCATATTCATATGCCCAGCCATTAACCATTCTTAAAGCATAATTTTTAGCAAATACTTTAGATTTCTGAGGATCATATCCATCATTAACAAGTTGTGAATATTTCTTATGGAATGCAGTCCTAAACATCCATTTACGCTGGTGATTCTCTGTTATTCTATGAAAATATAAAGCCTTATCTAATGTCCACCTACCAATAGTTTTAAGATGATCCTTTAAAGGGTTCCCTTCTATAGTAACCTTCCCAGTAATAGGATCAAATACAACCCTACCAGATTCCATATCTTTTCTAGTAATCAAACCTTCTGTATAAAGCTCCTTGGCAGCCTCAGTGAATAAGAAACCAGCTTCTTCTTCAATTTTATCCATCATCTCTCTGAAACCACCCTTTTCACGTTCATGATCGTAAGCTTTTTTCGTAGCTGAAAGAGCACCTAACCCTACCTTGCTATAGAAATGTATAGCACTAGCAGCATTCTTAACAGCACCAGTTATATTAAGTCCCATCGTTCTTGCTGTCTGTATAGCATTAAGAGTAGTAACGGCTTTATTAGCCCACTCATTACGACCACCACTTCCAAGTGTGAAAACAGCATACTCTTCTTGAATAAATCTTTTTAACCCATTAGTAAATTGTGTATCATCCTTAGGCAAATGCTTTAAAGCTTCAAGATATGTGATTTGAGTATGAATTAGCTTATTAAATTGAGTTGCTTGATCTCCATATTCTTTAAGAACCAAAAGAGGATCCTTCTCATAATATTGTTCAAGAAGAGGATTGGTCTTTTTAGCATGTGCAGGTATATGTTTTAGATCCATTCCAGATATAACATTATCAACCATACTAGAAAAAGCATAATCCTTGCCACTAACATTTGCAATCATTGCTTCTGCTAATCTTTCTCTAGTTTGCAATAAGGTATCAAACTGTACATGTGGAAAATATCCCCCACCAGTTTTTGGATCTATCCCTGCCTTAATATCAATGATAGATTTATTAATAATATCTATCATCCTTAAAGCCTGCTTATCCTTAACATTATTAACATCTGAATGGTTTTCATACTTTAATGCTATTATTTTTTGAAGACCCGTTAGACCTTGAACATAAACTTTAGCCATTTCATTCAAATTATTTCTTGCCTTTTTTACAGCCTGATATACATGTGAATTATATTCTACCAATTCTCCCTTAGAATTTCTATAACTTGGCTTGCGTGCTTCTTGAAACTCTGTATTTGACATCTCTACCAATTCATGGAATTCTCTAATAGTTTTACCCTGATCTTTTTTAGGATCAGGATTCTTTGCTATAAAGTTTTCTAACTTATTAATAAATTCTGCTTCCGTATGTTCAGAAGGATCAGCTTCCGCCATTTCCTGACGTAATCTCCTAAGCTCGGTAATAGCAGGATCAACTGTACCTTTTTTTCCATAACCTCTTTTACCACCAAACTCAGCAATATAAGCATCAAACATATGATCTGCTATCTTAATATTGTCTGCAATAACCTTATTAATTTGCGTACGTTCATAATTTAAAATATCGCTCAATTTTAAATAAAACTTCCTAGATACAGGATCTTGTTGCGATATAAGCTCTGGAACTACAAAAGCTAGATTACTAAACTTTCCCCCTAAAGCTCTATCAAATGAGTCAATTTCAACCATAATACGTCTAAAATCTGCTTCAGTTAAAGGACTATCAGAATCAAAAGGTTTTTCTATTCTCTGTTCAATCCATTCTTTCATATATTTAGCTGAACTAAATCCATTAAAGTTATCTCCACCAAATCTTTGAACTATATTCTTCTTTCCTATCCAATAATTCCATACCTTGTCCATAGAAGCCATACGTTCTTCTTTTGTTTTGGTCATTGGATTACATACTGCCATTTAAGCTCCTTTTATATTAAAGTGGTACTTAGTGTCCAGAAAAGAAAGAAACGGCCTTCTAGGCCCATTTACGGGCCTTATATGACCCCATACTGTATCTATATAAGATAGATAAGGTTTCAAAATTATATACGCTGGGTGGGGCGACTTTCTTAAACCAAAACCAAAAGTTGGTATATATGGTATAACTTTTTCGTTATTTTTCATTTGACTTTTTAGCATCCTTTGGGATTGACTCCATCAGCAAATTCAAAATAAGTACCTTCTTCTGGCTTACCATTGAACATTTTTCTCACTGGTATCTCTCGACCATCCTTACCTTTAACTGTCTGTATAATACTCCTTGTTTGCTGAATAACACCTTTCCTTTTCATCGTTAATATTGGTGAAGCAAAGAAAAAGTTTAAATGTTTTGATAAAGTCTTTACAACATTGGCCATTTGAGGATTAAAATGCTGAGTATAATCATATCTATCAGCAATAGATCTATCATAGCCACCAATATCAACTTCAGTTTCTCTACCTGATGCATAATGTTCAATATCTTTTATTAAATCTCGAACAAAATGCTCTGACCCATAAGCATGACCAAGTTCAGGATTTTCAGCCCAATCAATAATAGTTTTAGCAAGATGTTCATTAGTTCTATGAACTGGCATGTCAATATTTGTTCTTGTATCTTTATAGTAAGAATTAGCTATAACT